TCCTGCACCTGCACCTGCACCTGCACCTGCACCTGCACCTGCACCTGCACCTGCTATTCATGTTCCTCCTGCTCCTGCTCCTGCTATTCATGTTCCACCTGCACCTGCACCTGCACCTGCACCTGCACCTGCACCTGCACCTGCACCTGCACCTGCACCTGTACCTGCTCCTCTTAGACCTGCACCTGTACCTGCACCTGCACCTGCACCTGCACCTGCACCTGCACCTGCACCTGCACCTGTACCTGCACCTGCGCCTGCGCTTGCGCTTACTCCCACTCCTACTCCCACACCTAGACCTGCGTCTGCGCTTGCGCCTCCAACACTATTTGCGTATCCTACAAAGATAACTGCAGGCGAAACATTCCATCTAACCCCAACTTATGTTGGAGATGCCACATTGATGTATACAAATAATGCAAATGATCATGGTTATTTAGATCTGGTGGGTTCTGGTCATACACTTAACGTAACTATGCTCAGCGCTGGACAATATGAGTTTAGATTGAACGCCAATCGCACCTCCGTAACCGAGCATGTAACCGTTGACCCTGCGCCTACTCCCATTGCACCTGTTGCTCCTGCGCTTATACCTACACCCGCGCCTGCTCCTGCACCTGCACCTGCACCTGCGCTTACTACTCCTGCACCTGTGCCTGCGCCTGCGCCTGCGCCTGCGCCTAGACCTACTGCGTTTGTACCTACACCTACACCTACACCTGCGCCTGCACTTGTACCTAGACCTGCGTTTGCTGCACGAAAAACATTTGTGGATATATTTGATCAAAGGGATCCAAGCAAAAAATATGATACCCCGCGCGTACGGCCCGCAGAAATTACGTTTGCTGGTCCTATCGCTACCCTTGAATGCAAGGGCACTGACCCATTCATTATTGCGCTGAACCTGCGTGAATGGAGATTTGAACCCGATGGAGACCAAACAAAAGGGTGTGCAACTGGTGCTAGCAATAATGAGCATGGATCCATTAAATGTTCACGGGTCAATCCGACGCATGTTCCATCTAATTTGACGAATCTGAATACACCATTTGTCATAAGATTCCGAACTCCAGAAGAATTGGTGGATTTTCATGAGTATGTTAAAAATGTATCGCCGCCACCTGCCATTCCTGCTCCTCCTGCTATTCCTGTTCCTCCTGCTATTCCTGCTCCTCCTGCTATTCCTGCTCCTCCTGCTATTCCTGCTCCTCCTGCACCGGTTCCTCCTGCACCTGCTCCTTCTGCACCGGTTCCTCCTGCACCTGTTCCTTCTGCACCGGTTCCTCCTGCACCTGCTCCTTCTGCACCGGTTCCTCCTGCACCGGTTCCTCCTGCACCTGCTCCTTCTGCACCGGTTCCTCCTGCACCTGTTCCTTCTGCACCGGTTCCTTCTGCACCGGTTCCTTCTGCCATTCCTGCTCCTACTGCGCTTGCTGCACCAAAAACATTTGCAGCCATGGTGGATGTATTTGATCAAAGGGATCCAAGCAAAACATATGACACCCCGCGCAGACGACCCGCAAAAATCACGCTTGCTGGTCCTATCGCAACTCTTAAATACACTGGCAATGGCACTGGCAATGACGGACCCGCATTTGATATTAAACTGGATGTGCGTGAATGGGGATTTGCACTTGATCCAGACAACACAAAGGGGTGTGCTGATAAACCAAATCTTGCGCATAATTATGGTTCCATTAAATGTTCACGAGCCACTACAAGTGATGCATCCAAACGGGACTTTTCAAGTGTTTTAAATGTGCCATTTGTCATAAGATTCAAAAATCCAGAGGAATGTTTTAACTTTAACGAGTATGTTAAAAGTGTATCGCCGCCGCCAACAGGTGGAAGCAAGAAGCAAACCAAACGAAGACAACCCAACCAAAATGGACTGACGAAGCGACTGACGAAGCGCCTGACGAAGTGCCTGACGAAGCGCCTGACGAAGCGACTGACGAAGCGCCCGACGAAGCGACTGACGAAGCGACTGACGAATCATAACATTAAAACGAAACGAAAAGGCAATAAATAATAAAAGCAATAAATGATAAAAGGATAAAGGATGACATGTGATACCAAAAAAAATAATATAAATTATTTATATACCTCATATAAATAATAAACAATGACTTGCAAACTGAATGCGTGCACCGAAAAAAGCACACGCGATGAAACGCGGCCAGTGATCGTGGTGGGAACCGTTCTCGGCCTTGGCTTGCTCTGTTATTTAGCGTTTTACAAACGCGGCAGCAAATAAACTGAAATTGGTTTAGCCAAGGCATTCAATGAACCGTTTCATGCGCACAAATATGGTTTTCATCATGATGCTGACCGCCTTGTCCACAAATGGCGGAACGGAAATGACGTCATCCGTTTTGGAGATCTTCAGTTTGAATTTGTATTGAAATTGGATAACATGCCCGTCTGGCTGCACGTGAATCGTCATATTTGAATTATTGGAATCAATTTGTTCAGCGCGTTTGGGAATAAAATGTCGTAGCTGTGACGGCGCATCGTTGGGAACGTTTGTGCTATTGCTGCAAATGAGTTGCCCTTGTCCTTGCTCAGCATGCAGTATGTGCGTGTAAACGTGCGTGTATCTCTTGCCCAAGCCCATTACGCCCTTGTAAACGAAGAGCTGTTCTGCGCGCGACGGATCTGCGGGATCCGGGAATGCGATGTGATACGAATCAAAAATGTCCTTGCTCAGTTCATACATCATTTTGTAAATGTCAAATGTTAGCAATGAGTCAATGCGAATTTTTAAATTTTGTGCCCGAAATTCAATCAAATTCATGTGATTAGACTTGTCTCGGCTTAAATGAACCGAATCTTTTTCGCATATCATGACAAAATTGTCCGTCATTGTGTAAAAATATAAATATACGAGCCTGAATATATTTATATTGTTTATTTTATTGCACCATTTTGAATATTTTAAATATCTAAATATCAAGTGCCAAACTGACCGTGTTTTTGTCCGACCGTTGGCGGCGCTTGCTCTTGTGCGGAAGATGGTCGTTCTGCAGCTCCTTCAAGTCTGAAATGCTGATAGTGCTGGTCTTATCCTCATGTGCCTGTGCCTGTGATTGTGCCTGTGTCTGTGCCTGTGATTGTGGTTGTGCCTGTGATTGTGGTTGTGCCTGTGTCTGGATGGTTTTGGTTTTCAGGCCAGATAGAATGTTGGAAATGTCGGTGGGTCCGCGCATGTCGGGGCGCTTGGACACGGTGACCTGAGGAGGAGCCGAAGATCCCATGTTTCGTGCGGCATTCAAATCGGGGCGGTTAGAAGGCATAGGAGCCGCGGCGGTGTTATTTCCCGCACGGAACGGCGTACCCGCATCCGAGTTGGGGTCGCGCACGCTGGTGGGAACCGGCGGCGGCGGCGGGCGCTGATTGGGGATGTAGGGCTGCGTTTGTCTGGGCGCTTGGGAAGGAGGAGGGCCTTGGGGTTGACCTTGACCTTGTGGGCCTTGACCCATCAAATCGCCCATGAAGTTGCCGAACCCGGGGCGGTTCTGCGACATGGAATTCACGGCCGCTGCGGTGAACTGCTGCATGAGTTCCGGGTTCTGGCGCATGATGTCGTCCATGCCTGGCATGGCCGATTTGAACATGGTGTTGGTCATGTGCAGCATGATGGCGCTGCCGCCCAATTGGAACAGCAGCTTGAGCTCGGGTGCCATCTTGGCTTTGGTCTTGTACTTGTCGTGCAGCTCCGAAAAAATGTCGTCGTAGTCGTCAATGTTCTCATTCACCTGCTCGCTCCAGCCGTCCAGCTTGAGGTCAAACGGGTCAAACTTGGTGTTCAAATACTCAATGCCAGTGATGACCGACATGAGCATTTTGCCTTGGAACTTCACGCTGTTGCGCCGCTCGCGCTCTTCCAAGTGCGTCTCGTATTCGCCCTTCATTTCCGCCAACGACGACTCCATGGAATACTTCTTGGTGAGCGTAATGCCCTTCTGCTCCAAATCCTCCAGCTTGCGGAGGTACTTGAACTTTTCGCGCAGCAGCTCTTCCTTGGTCATTTGCGGTTGATCCACTGGCGCATCTGGATTCAGCGGCACGTTGTTGAACTTGCCAAAGCCGTCCCACGTTTTTTTGTCGTCGTCGGCAGAGGCGGTTGACGCGCCTAAATTGATGCCACTGCCGCCCAATTCGGTCGGCGGTTCGTCTTTGAACGACACGCTATTGCCACCAGATCCAGATCCAATGCCACTAAAAAACACCGACTTGCTTGCAGACGATGACGGAATTTGAACATCGCTCAATTCGTTCAATTCGGCTTCTAGAGCATTGAGATCGCTGATGTCAATGTCGCCGCCGCTCTTGTTGCCATTGTTGCCGCCACTTTTCACTTTGTCATTCATGAGAAATTCAAGACCGCCGCCAAAATTGGAAGACTTGTTTCCTCCACGGGAGTCGCTCGGCAAATTTGAAATGTCAATAACTTCTTCCATCGCAGCAGAAACCTGAATTATGTCTATTCTTATGTTTAATTTATATCTTTTAAGTTTAAATCATACGCAATAATTAGGGACGCGCCGTCCCTAACCACCACATGCCCTGTAAGAAGCAGTCGGCCAAGTCGTCCTTCTTTTTGTGCTGCTCAAACTTCACTGACATCGGCGCATGTGCAGCAATCAATGCACGCGTGATTTCTATGCCGCGTTTTTTGCGGTCGGCATACCCCGTCTCCTCTCCATCCTTTTTTGTGTCAAACAGCTTCAGCTTGTTTGTGGCGGAGATGAACCGAATGTCTGGAACTCCGCGCATGATGAAGTACTGCGTGATCATGCCCTGCAGCGTTTTCATGCGGGTTGCCAGCGTGCTGAGCTGATTTTCAATGATGACAACGTCAATGCCCGACGCCAGATGCGGCAGTGCGTCAAACCGCTGGTGCATGTTTCGGCCAATCGTGATTAAATCCACCGACGCCGCTGAAAACACTTTCGGTTTGGCGGTCACGGCAACCAGATACTCGCTGGCGATTGCAGTGGTCAGGTGCTGCATCAACTTCATCTTGCTCTTTTCACACTTTTCAGGAATGGGGGAAGAGAGATATTCGCCAGAAAATGCCTTCAGTTGTTCCAGCGTCATTTTTTTGAGGGTTTTTGATGAGGTAATGGATGGTTGCAATGGCATCTTGTATCCCGATGCGTTGGCGTGTCGGGTGCAGTAATACGATGCCGACGAGTGCGCGAATTTAGCAGTAAATTTGCATTCGGGATGTGTGCACGTGGGTGCTTTAGATGCCACCGGTTCGGCCGTGGCGCACAGATTCACGGTGTCCCATGCCATAATGTTGACTAATTGCATGATGGATTCGGGGTGCGTGGTGTTTGTTGCATTCATATTCATATTCATATTCATATTCATTAACTCATGGTTGCAGCATTCAAACAAGCAATACGCCAGATTCTTCATCCCCACATCAATGCTCAAAATCTTCATCCTTGTTTTTTATATTTGATATACCTGCAATCGTGTGTTTATGTGGTTTTATTATTTGAAAAAAAAAATAACCATATAAATAATAAAATGAAAAGAACGAAAAAAGTGAAAAGAGGGGGTCGCAAATGGTCCGCCAAGTATAAAAAGAGCATCAACTGCAATGCGCCTCGTGGATTCTCGCAACGGCAGCATTGCAAATACGGGCGACGCCCCAAAACATGAAGCCGTTTAATTTGGACTAGGGTAACCCCGCATCAGAAGTTCATGCTGACTGATGACTGGCGCAATCATGCGCGCCTGCAGCTGTTGGCGCGACAGGTAGTAATTCTTCAAGTCACTGTTTTCGTAGCCAAACGGCTGACTAGTGTCAAGCACGCTGTCAAACACGAAGGGCACATTGCGCTGCGGTTGAAGCGGGTTGCTGGTGTTGTACACGCAGTTGCCGCACTGGTTGCACGCCTCCACTTGGTTGGCCTGCATGATTTGCGTGGCATTGTGCGTCAAGAACTGGCGGTATTGCGAATTTGAAGTTATGCCAGCCTGCTCCTTAATGCGCTCGTTTATGACGGCGCCAGGCTGCCAGTCGGCATAATTGCGTCCGTCTGCCATAATTGGCGGGAAATTGAAATGGATGTTATTGGATCCAGCGTAACAAGTGGCCCAGCTCATTTTTATATGATTTGAATGTATGTGATTGCGTAATATAATATTTATATATTATTATATTAATTATATTATTTCATGAATTCGCAAATAATTAATTTCAGAAATGGGTGCGATAAATTGTGTCCTTATTGCAGAAGCTGCACAAGATCCTTCTTTTTGAGTTTTTGCAGGTCGCCATCCTCGCCGCCCAATCCGCGTTCCTTGGCCAATTGACGAAGTGCAGAGACCGACATGTTGCCATAATTCAAATGCAGTCCCTTGATTGATGACGGTGGCTTGTACCCAATCTTCAATTCAAACTCGGCTGGTTGTTCTTGGACAACTGGATCATGATCTTCGGACGAGGACGATTCATTGTCATCATTGTCATCATTGTCATCATTGGCATCGTGATTGTCATCATTGTCATTATTGTCGTCATTGTCGTCATTGTATGTCAATGCATCCTTGTTGAGAGAAATTATCTTTTTTTGTTGCGGTTCATCCTCTGCATTTACACCCGCAATAGTAATGCTATCAATGATATAACTGCTGTCAATGCAAATTTCATCAAGCAAAATGCTCTTTTTAAATGATTCTGCGAATTCTTCGTGATAGCTATCGGGTTGATGGATTTCATCGCTGATGGACCACTTGTCTGAACTCTGTGACTCGTTGTCATGTGACTCGTCTGAACTCTGTGACTCGTCTGAACTCTGTGACTCGTCCGAATCGGAATCGGACTCATCCGAACTCACTTCAATGAGACCATGCTGTGTGATTGTGATTTCTTTGGTGGTCAATGAAATTGGCGCTTGTTGCGCTGGTTGCGCTGGTTGCGCTGGTTGCGCTGGTTGCGCTGGTTGCGCTAAACCTCGCGAAATGATTGCTTGCAGGATGCGCGCTTGCTCCATCTGCGATTGCTCAATCACCGTGAAGCGCTGTTTGAAATAATAAAACACGCCGTAAGAAATAACCGCACATATTGCTAAACTCACGAATATTGTGGTAGCACCCGAGAATGAAGATCCTGCAGTCATTTTTTTATAACTAAGTAATTGAATTATTATTTAATATGTCTTACATTCAAATAATAAATAAAATGTCGCTGAACGAACGAACGAACTTTTCACATCAAGCAGGGAAAAACACTTTTTTTTGCGCGGGCACACCTTTTTCAATGAGATCTGGAGGCAGGGGTCTGATCTGTTTGAAATATGTCTTATAATTTGTAATCACGTATTCAACCGTGTTGTCTTTTGCTTTGGGATATAAAAACACCTCATACGCATCCTGCGACATGTTTGACGACAGAACCGCAACTATGTTGGGGTCATCATCAAACGCATTGTACATTTTGGACACCCTAG